ATGTGTGAATGTGGCAACGAAATGGAAGAGGTTGCGCCTCCCGGTAAGAAGTATGAGAAGATGATTAAGAGAGCAAAACAACAATATGGTGCTGATTCAGATATTCCTTTTAAAATTGCGTGGTCTGCATACAATAAAGAACGTGGCAAGTGAAATTAACACCATTACTTGAAGATAAGAAACTTCGCGTCTTTGACTTTGATGGCACAGTTGTGCATACATCTTCAGACACCAAACCAAAAGGTTTTAAGGACGGTGTACCACAATTTCCACAGTTTGATAAGGTACATGACCCCAAAATTATACCACCGATTTTCAAAGTGCTCAAAAATGTATTAAATAAAGGGAGTAGCGGAAGGAAAACTGTAATTTTGACAGCTCGAGCAAAAAGAAACCCTGTTAAGAATTATTTGAAGTCTATTGGAGTAAAGGTCCAAGTAGTTGCTAAACCAGCATCAGCAGCAGCCCCGAAGTTCAAAAAAAATTGGATTGAAAAACAAATTAAGGCTGGGTATGATGATATTGAAGTGTTTGATGACTCTGAAGCTAATATAACAGCGATTAAAGGGTTAAAAAAGAAACATCCAGACATTAAGTTGCGTACACACAAAGTTAGTTATAAGGCATAGAGAGATAATATGACCACAGAGCAGGAACTAAAAAAGATTATCAAAGAAGAGATATTAGCTCTCTTTAAAGAAGATGACGTTACATATGACGATCAACTTGTTAGTATTGAGAAAGCTCTTTTCCAAATCAAGGATTTGAATGCCCAAGGTAATGAAAAAGGCGCGACACAAATGATCAGTGTCCTTATGCCACAAATTATGTCAATGGGTTTTGATAAACCACATCTCTCTAAAATGCAACACAGCATTAAGAATATGATGACCGACAAAGACGTTTATCTGATTCTTTCGACATATAAGTTGATGGGTGAAGGCAAATACGACTCACCACCCCGTGAGGATATATACAAGTATAAAGTGATCGTTTCAATTCCATTTTCCACTAGTAAGAACAAGGATGAGAAAATAAGTCAGTTGAAGTATGATTTGGTTACCAGTGGCATAAAGATTCTTGGAATCAAAGAATTACCTGTTGCTGAATTAGCTAAAGCTGGAGAAGATTCTGTTATTCAGTTACATATCTTGATGATGTTACAAACTTATAAGAAAAGAACAGAATTGGAAACAGGATTGCAACCAACCTACAAACTTATCAAAATAAAAAATATAACTGACTCTGATGAATAAAGCCCGTGTTGTTGATGTTGTTTCAGAATGTATGGCAAACAATCAACTTATGTCTCTCACATATAAGAGAGAAAGAGACAAGAAACAGATAACAAGAATGGTTGAACCATACGAAGTAAAAGAAGTAGGTGGTTATTGGTATTTGTATGCACACGATACGACAGGTGGTTATAAAAAAGGTAAGGGTCGAACTAAAACCACAAAGAGTTTTATATTGGAAAACATTGTCTCCGTGAGAAACGTTAATAGAGAATTCATTCCTAGATATCAAACATTATGAACAAAAAACAAACTGAAGCATACATACAGTGTCGCAAAGACCCAGCATGGTTTATGAAGAACTATGGACACATTCGTCACCCACAAAGAGGAATCATTAATTTTGATCTGTGGGATTTTCAGAATGATACCGTAGATGATTTTCTAAACCATTCATATAATGTTGTACTTAAAGCTAGACAGTTAGGTCTATCTACGTTGGTAGCTGGTTATGCGGCTTGGATGGCAAACTTCTTTAAGAACAAAGAGATTTACATACTTGCTACCAAACGCGACACTGCTCAGAACATGGTTGATAAGGTTAGGGTGTTTCTTCAAGGTATTCCTGAATGGATGCAAGCCGAAATGGTTACAGACAACAAACAGAGCATTGAGTTAGCCAATGGTTCAAAAATCAAGGCATCACCGTCCACACCCGATGCTGCTCGTTCAGAATCACTTAGTTTGCTTGTGCTAGACGAGGCAGCCTTCATTAATAAGATGGATGACATTTGGGTAGCTGCACAACCGACACTAGCCACTGGTGGGGACTGCATAGCACTGTCATCTCCGAATGGGATGGGAAATTGGTTTCACAAGACATACAACGAAGCAGAAGCTGGTATGACCGATAACGTTGGCGGAAAGATTATTGGATTCAATCCTATCAAGATTCACTGGTCACAACATCCAGATAGAGATGATGAATGGGCTAGGGTTGAAAGAAGAAAAATTGGCGATCATGCTTTCGCTCAGGAACATGATTGTGACTTTATACAGTCAGGTAATAATGTTGTATCATTGAAGGCGTTAGAGTGGTATACTGAACACCCATCAGCAGATGAAAAACTTGATGACGGTAAGAGTCCATACCTAAGAGAACCTGAAGAGAAAACATGGGTTGATAAGAACCTATGGATATGGAAGTATCCAAACTACAATAGACAGTACATCATATCATGTGACGTTGCTAGAGGTGATGGTAAAGATTACTCTGCCTTCCACGTCATTGATATTGAGGGGTACGAACAGGTTGCTGAATATAAGGGTAAGATCACTACAGATGCTTATGCCCATCTAATACTTAACACAGCAGTACAATACAACAATGCCTTCGTAGTTGTAGAGAATGCTTCGATAGGTCACCACGTTGTAATGAAAATTATTGAACTAGATTACAAGAATGTGTATTGGACAGTAAAGGATCTAGCTAAGATTCACGAATCCAATTCATCATCTCAATTATACTACGATCCATACAATCCACCTAAGAATGCTGTGCCTGGATTTACCACATCGTCCAAGACAAGACCAGCAGCAATTACTCGTCTGGAAGAAGATATAAGACAACATGAAATTATATTACATTCTAATAGACTATTTAAAGAGATAGAGACATTCATTTTTTATAATGGAAAAGAACAAGCATTAGATGGTTACAACGATGATTTAATAATGGCTCTAGCATTAGGGATGTATGTTAGATTCACTACTATGAGATTTAGTAGCGCTGATGAACTTGTAACGAAACAGTTGTTGGGTGGGATGGAATTTAATCAAACTCCGTATGAGTATGGTATTGTACAAAGTGATCAACAAAAGATAGAGTCCACTTTTATAATGGATCTACCTAATGGACAGAAGGAGGATTTAAGGTGGATGTTATAAAAACTTTGGCCGGAAGAGTAGAAGATGGGGTGAAAGCTGTTGTCCATTCTGGTTATAGAAATGAAATCAGAGAACAGATAGAAACTTCTAGGAAAAATTGTGAAGAATTGGAGTCTAGAGTATCTCAACATTTTGAAAGTTTTGTAAACTTCAAAGACCGTTCAACCATGTTGGAGTATATATTAGATCACACTTCAGTGATTGTTTGTATGATGGATTTGAAAATGGTGTATCGATTTGCTAATGAAAGATGTTGCAAGTTTTTTAAGAAAGAAATGAACGATATTATTGATCACACAGTAAAAGAAGTTGTGGGTGATAAGATATGGGAAACCATTAAAGAAAAACATGAAAGAGTGATTGCTGGAGAAACAATTGTACATGAATTTGTTGGTGATGTAAATGGCAATAATGTAGATTTTGTGGTTCAATATTACCCATACTTTAATGGTGGCCCTGATCAAGTTGGTTATATTATGATTGCATCTGAACTCACCTTCTGGTGTCCATTTAAAGTGAAGTTTGAGGGCAAAACTGGGGATAGGGTATGACAGACGCTATGGGAGTCCCATCTTGGGAACGGGACCAAAAATTGGTCTTACATGAAATGGGACGATTGAGCACTTTGATAGAGTTGCTTAGAACAGACGTTGGTGATTTAAAGGTAGAAATAGCAATGTTGAAAATCAAGTCAGGTTTATGGGGATTAACAGCCGGTACAGTGCCGGTAATCATTGCTCTTGGTATAAAGAGTATGGGTTAAAAAAAGGAAAGATATATGGCTAGTAAGTTTGTAATATATGAAACATATAAGATAGATGAATCTGAAAAAAATTATATAGGCAAGAGTTCTCTGGATAAAATTATGGGTAAACGACATCATATAGGTGATATTTATGGCATTAAAAGAAAAACAGTTTCACATAGAATTAACAAGATTGGGATAGCCGATGGCAACTAAATTTGATATACTTAAGAAAATACTAACAGGTGGTTCTGCACAATATAAAATCCCAACAGAACGCCCAAGTATGAGAACGCAACGACAAGTGTTCGATTCGTTTCAACGTGCCGCTCAATCAATTTATCAGCAAACCCTACAAGGTAGTGTTGAAAGATTAGAACGTTACAAAGACTACGAAGAGATGGACCATTATCCAGAAATCTCAAGAGCATTAGATATCTATGCTGACGATTCAATGGTTTATGGTGCAGAGGGTAGTGTACTTCAGGTTGTGTCTGATGATGAAAAACTTCAGAACGAATTAGAAGAACTGTATTATGAACGATTGGACATTGAGTTTCATCTATGGACTTGGATTCGTAATATGTGTAAGTATGGTGATCACTTCAATCTACTAGACTTAGTAGAAGGTGAAGGTGTGCTTGGTGCAATTGCCCTACCAGTATACGAAGTTAACAGAGAAGAAGGTTGGAATAACGACCCGAACAGTTTGAGGTTCAGGTGGCTGGCACAAGGTAATACATCGTTTGAAAACTACCAAGTTTCTCATATGAGAATCTTAGGTGACGATAGGTTCCTTCCCTATGGTAGAAGTGCATTGGATTCTTCACGTAAAGTTTACAAACAACTGCTCATGGCCGAAGATGCTATGTTGATTTATCGCATTACACGAGCACCAGAACGTCGCGTATTCTATGTTGATGTTGGTAACATTCCCCCAAAAGATGTTGACACTTACCTGCAACAGACCAGAGACAAGCTCAGACGAACACCAATCATTAATGAGTCTACTGGTAACCAAGATTTACGTTTCAACCCTGAGTCGATCTTAGAGGACTTCTTTGTTCCTGTAAGACAAGACAGAGGTAGTAGAATCGAAACACTTCCCGGTGGAGAGAATGCCGCAGCTATCGAAGATATCCAATACTTACAGAACAAACTATTTATATCGTTAGGTGTTCCTAAGTCATACCTTACGGCAGAAGAAGATTTGGCTGGTAAGGGAACTCTGGCTCAAGAAGATATCAAATTTGCCAGAACCATTCAAAGAATTCAAAAGATTGTAATATCAGAATTAGCTAAGATTGGTTTGATTCACTTGTATCTTAAGGGATATGACGAACAAGCAATCTATAATTTCAATCTACAGTTGACTAACCCATCGACAGTAACCGAAATGATGAATCTTGACTTGGTAGATAAGAGATTCAGCACAGCACAACAGATGGCAGACTCACCATTGATATCTAGACTATATATTCAGAAGGATATCTTAAAATTAACCGACAGCGAAATTGTAGACATTAAAGAAAACTTGGTTAAGGAAGCTGAAGAAACTCGCATCGTTGAAAAAATTAAAGAGGGTGAAGATCCTATGGGTGGTATGGGTGGTATGGGTGGTATGGATGGTCTCGGTGGTGAAGAGGGTGCTGAAGAGGGTGGTGAGGAAGAAACAGAAGAACAACCTGCCGAAGAAAGCGAGGGCTATTCGTCAATGGCTAAGATGACACCTTATGATCCAATTGGAACTGATGAATTAGAAGGGTATCCGAAGTTTGATAGTTTTGAAAACAACTTTGAAGCCTCGACAGATACCATCACAGATCCAGAACTAAAGGCGTCTTTAGAGTTGATTGATACGAAGAAAAAGAAGAGAGCTAAGACCGATCCTTTCAACAAAAAGATTACTGAAATTATGAAATTTGATGTGAACGTTAAGAAAATAATGGGCACACTAAAGACACACAAAGATGAGAACGTTATTTCTGAAACTGGAAAACTATTCTTTGTGACTAAAGATTAAACATTTAAGAAATGTATACCATATTTATTATAGGTGAGAAGGCATATATCAACGGGGTTAATGAATGAAACATAACAAAAGTCGTAACGTTGGGGTGTTGTTTGAATCCCTTATACATAACGCTATGTTAAGAGTAGCAGAAAATGATGTAGATGGGGCATCCAAGATCATTTCCGTAATCAAGAATTATTTTATGGAAAACACAGAAATCTCCAAGGCTTACAAAGTTTATTCTCAGTTATTGTATACTGAGTCTAGTAATACTTTTAATGCCTCTAGATTTTACAGTAATCTTATTAAGGAGTATAACTCTTTAAACTTCACAAAAATTAATGCAGAGATTTCTAAACTTCATACTGATATTTCAAAAAACTTCTCACTGAAGGAAGTATTGAATGTGAAGATTCCTAATTACAAGTTGTTCGCGAGTTTCAAGATTATGACTGAACAGACCGATCAATATATTTCGTCTAAGGACCAAATGCATTGTGATAATATCATTTTAGATCATCTTGTAAACAATAAGGAACTCGAAAGAGTAAAAGAAGGGTCAGGTAACATTGATATAAAAGACATTGGTCAGCTTGATGCTGAACAGTTGGCTTTCGCCATTGCCTTAAAAGAATTTCATAAGAAGTATGGTAACTCACTGGTAGGTGAACAGAAAGAATGTATTGTTAAGTATTATTCTTCTCCTACGTCTACCTTTAATAATTGGGTGTTCAATAAGCTCGATGGTGTTTTAGACGAAGTATCTCACGCTTGTCTTAATATTGAGGATGAAGCTGTTAAGGAAAAATTAGTATTAGTAAATGAAAGACTTAAGAAAATCAAAGAAGAAAAAACAATCAACAGTGACTCCTTCGTAGAAATTATGATGGGTTTCGAGTTGTGTGATAAACTAAAACATATTTGATTAATATCTGCAATGGGGAATTAAAAGGAGTATTTGAATGGCAAATTTAGTGGAACGATGGCAGGCGGCCGCTGACGAGATTCATCCGTCACATGAAGGCCCTCAACGCGGGCAGATAATGCAACGATTCGTCGATGCCGGCCATTCCGGCGCGGAGGAAGTCCATCCGTCACATGAAGGCCCTCGAAACGGGCAGATAATGCAACGATGGGCCAACGCTGGCCATTCTGGTGCGGAGGAAGTTCATCCGTCACATGAAGGCCCTCGAAACGGGCAGATAATGCAACGATGGAATAAACAATTTACTGAAGATAATCCCCGTGATAACCCTATAGGTGTAGCAAATACGATAAATCCTCATTTCGCACCTACACGCGATAAATGGCAAGATGGTTCAACCCGCGAAATGAGAGACAAAAACGCGTCGATGTCGTTAAATACACCGACAAATGAAACGGAGAACAGAAATGGGACAAAGTGATGCACCGCCATCCGAACCGCCGAAGAACTTATTAGACAGATGGCAAAGACTTACTGACGGTAGCCCTCGTAGTAATCCTGCTGCTATTGCAAGAACAGCTAATATGAGTGTAAATCCGAATCGAATGAAGGCTTCTATCTGGGATGACCTGTGGACTGATCAAGTGCCAATGCCGGGAAACCCCGGTGAGGCAACAGAACTAAAGGCTCTCGGGAGGGTTATGGGTGGCGATATGACAAAGATAGGCAACTCAGATGCTATGCCAGCAACTAATAACCCAAAAGGTATGTTATTGGATAAGTTTTTTCATGTTATTGAGAGACTGTCGCCTGCAACAATTACTTCAGCAATACGACAAAACTTTCGTATGCCTTCAGCAAATAGAACATTTACAACACGTCTTGCGGATATGAAAAAAGATGCACCTAATAATTAAGAAAAATGAAAATTATATTGAAGGAGAATTTAGATGTCAAATTTATTAA